GTTGGTGAATATCTTGTAATTGAAGCATATCGTAAATTAGACCCTACAGTTTATACAGATGTTTATAATGACATCTATTTAAAAAGATATGTAACTGCTTTATTTAAAAAACAATGGGGAGCAAATCTTAGCAAATTTAATGGTGTAACTATGATTGGTGGTGTTTCTTTAAATGGTCAACAAATATTTTCAGAAGCATTACAAGAAATTGAAAAACTAGAACAAGAAATTAGAAGTTCATATGAATTAAATCCAGCTATGATGATAGGATAATGCTATGGCTGTTAACCACTATTTTCAACAAGGTAAAGGCATAGGCAGTACCGAAGAACAAAGACTTTACGAAGATTTAATTATTGAAGGCTTAAAAATTTATGGGCAAGATATTTACTATCTGCCTCGTTCACTTGTCAACCAAGACATCATTTTAGGCGAAGATACTTTATCCAGATTTAGAACAGCACACGTTGTTGAAATGTATATGGAAACAACTGAAGGCTTTGCTGGCGAACAAGAAATTATCAATAAGTTTGGTTTAGAAATTAGAGAAGATACAACCTTTATGGTTGCTAAAAGAAGATTTGATGAGGCTGTTGATAGTAAAACAGCTTTAATTAAAGAAGGCCGACCAAACGAGGGCGATATACTTTATATGCCTTTGATGAATAGTTTTTTTGAAATACAATTTGTTGAAGATCAGGAGCCATTTTTTCAATTAGGAAATTTACCTGTTTACAAATTAAAATGTACTCGTTGGGAATATAGTTCAGAAAGATTAGATACTGGCGTCACAGATATAGATAGTGCTGAAGATCAATATACTTTAGATCAACTTCAACATCAAGTATCTTTAGAAAACGAGGTAGGTTCAATTGTATTAGAAAATGATAGTGCTACTGGTGATGTAAATTATATGTTATTAGAAACTTACGCTATACAAACACAATCGCCGTATGCTGATAATTTAGATTTAGATACTGAGGCAGGCTTTGATACAGCCTCTACTGCTGATGATATACTAGATTTTACGGAACGTAACCCTTTTGGAGATGTGGATTTTTAAATGTTTGGATATTTTTATAACGAATCAATGAGAAGAATGACCATCGCTTTTGGTCAACTTTTTAATAATATACAAATTAAAAGAAAAGACTCTAGTGATACAGTAATACAATCTATTAGAGTGCCTTTATCTTATGCTCCAAAAGAAAAGTTTTTAGTAAGACTAGATCAACAACCCTCTTTAGATGAAAGAGAATTTTCTATTACTTTACCTCGTATGTCATTTGAAATATCAGGAATAACATATGACCCTAGTAGAAAATTAAATCGTATTCAAAAATTTAAGTCTGTAAAAACAGCTGCTGATGGTAAAATATTAGACTATAATTATATGCCTGTTCCTTATAATATATCATATAATTTAAATGTATTTACGGCAACGGCAGAAAGTGGCCTACAAATAGTAGAACAAATATTACCTTTCTTTCAACCAGATTATACGGTAACTGTTAACGCTATACCAAGTTTAAATATCAAAAGAGATGTGCCTATAGTATTAAATAGTGTTAACTATGATGATAGTTACAATGGTGATTTTACTGCTAGAAGAGCTGTGATATATACGCTTGGTTTTACCGCTAAAACATATCTATTTGGACCTGCTTCTACTCAAAAAGTAGTTAAAACAGTACAAAGTGATTTACACACAAATACAACTGGTACAGAAAGTAGAGAAGTTAGAATTGAAATAACTCCAAACCCAACAACGGCCGACGCTGATGATGACTTTGGATTTACTACAACCATCACGGATTTTAGTGATGGAAAAAATTATAATCCTTCAACGGATACAGACGAATAAATATATAAATAACTAAAGAGAGAACAACTATGGCAATTAGTAAAGTAAAAGAAAATTCAATTACAGACGCAGCGGTTACAAATGATAAGATAGCCTCTGGTGTTTCTGCTTCTAAATTAACAGGTGCTTTACCAGCAATATCTGGTGCTAACTTAACAGGTGTATCACAATTTACACCCCCTACAATTAGTTCATTTACACCAACATCTTCAACCGATGCAAGTTCAGCAATTAGTGTTACCATTACAGGTACAGGTTTCCAAGAAATTCCAAAAGTAGAATTTAGAGGTAGAAATGGTGCTGTAACATCAGCAAGCACAGTAACGTATTCGAGTTCAACATCAATAGTTGCCACAGTTACAGCAGGAACTTTAAGTGAAGGAAATTATAAAATTATAATTACAAATCCAGACGGTATTGCTGTTACAGCTTCTTCAGAATATCAACATTCGGCTTCTCCTGTTTGGGTTACAAGTTCAGGTTCATTAGGTAATGCGGTTAAAGGTCAAGCAATTATATCAGGAACTTTAGTTGGTTATGCTGGTGATGCTGATAGTTCAACAATAACATATACTGAAACAACAAGTGTTTTGACTACAGCAAATGCTGAATTAGAAACTTTCCAAGAAAACGGATATTATAAATTTAGAGTCATTCAATCAGCTTCAACTGTAACTCCTGATTCAGTTACAACTTATACATTTACAATAAGAGCTACAGATTCAGGTGGAACATATACTGATAGAGAATTTTCATTTGGTACAATTGCTAACACAGATCCAACATTTGATACTGCTTCAGGTTCTTTAGGGTCAATTACTGACTCAAATAGATCAGGCTATTCTTTATCACCTGCAACAGCTACGGATGCTGAAGGACAATCTTTAACATATTCGATTGCTTCAGGTTCATTACCAGCAGGTCTTTCACTTAATACTTCAACAGGTGCTATTACAGGAACAGCAACAGCTGTTGGTTCGGATACAACTTCAAACTTTAGTATTACTGCTGAAGATGGATTTGGCGGAACTGCTACAAGAGCATTTAGTATTACAGTATTAGCGCCAGTCACAACAGCATACACATCAGGAACAGGTACATTTGAACCAACATTTTCAGGTGATATAAAAATATTACTTGTTGGTGGAGGTGGTGGCGGAGGACAAGGTCACGCTGGTGGCGGAGGTGCTGGAGGTTTAATTAATCACCCTAGTTATTCAGTAACAAGTGGAACATCTTATAGTTATTCTGTTGGTGCTGGAAATCCAGGTCAACCTTCATCTACAAGAGCAAGTGATACTACATTTGGTACAGGTTCAGGTACAGATACAACATTTTTAACTGCTATTGGTGGAGGTTCAGGTGGAGGTTCTACTCCAATGGATGGAACTGGAAATGGTGACGGAGGTTCTGGTGGTGGTAAGAGTCACGCTGGTGCTCCACAAAGAGGTCAAGGTATTCAAACAACTTCACCTGCTATTTCTGCTGATAGTAAAACATATGGTTTTGGAAATAATGGAGGAACTGCTCCTTATACAGATCCTTCTCACCCGTCTGGTGGTGGAGGAGGTGCTGGTGGTGCTGGACAAGATGGTCAAGGTGGTAGTACAGCTGGTTCTGGTGGTTCAAGTAAAAGTGTGTCAGCTGATTTTGGTACTTCATATGGTCAAAGTGGTTCATTTGCTGGAGGCGGTGGTGGAGGAACACACCAAGGTGGTTCTGCAGGATCAGGTGGTGGCGCTGGTGCTGGAGCTGGAAGAGCATCAGGAAACAACGGTCCTGGACAAGCTGCTACAGTTGCAAATACAGGATCAGGCGGAGGAAGTGGTGCCGCTGGAGCTGCAGGTATTATCATAGTAAAATATTAAGGTTTAAAATGTCAGAATACAACATAGAACAAGAATATACAGTAAGAAATACACAAACAAATGAAACTCTAAAAATAATGGGTGGTGCTGTAGAAGAATATTTGTCAAAAGTAATTTATGATAATCAACACAAACCTATTAAAGTGTATGTACTTGTAGAATAATCTCTTTTAAAACTGTTATATATATTATGTATGATTATGAAATTACTGAATAAATTTAAAAATATTTTTGTCAAATCCAAACCTGAAATAATTTGGTGGAGCACAATTCCAAATTTAGAAAAAATACACCCTCTACAAAGATCAAATAATCATATTCCACAATGGTTTAAAAACACAAGCATTAATATTGAAAATGAAATAACATATTCTAATGTTAAAAAATGTCCTTCATTTCCTTTATACTTTAGTAGAGGTTGGATAATAACATTATGGTGTGATTTGCTTTTAGAAAAAGATGAATTAGGTAAAATAACCTGGACATCTCCATCAGATAATTTTCAATTTGACTTTCACACAGATAATCAATTTAAAGATTATTTACCAGATAATATCAGAAAAGAAATAGCCTGTATTGTTAAACCAATTTGCCCTTGGAAAGTAAAAACAAGTAAAGATTGGTATATGTTACAACTACCACTTTTTTATGAGTTTCAACAAAATTTTAGTTTAATACCTGGTATATTTCCGTCAGACATTTATCATCAAACAAATCAACAAATAATTGTTTATAAAAGTGCTTTTAAGGATGGTAATAGAATTATGATACCAAAAGGAACTCCCTTAGCTCAATACATTCCTATTCCTAAAAAAGATATAAAAGGTATAGTAACTGAAGAAACCGAAGAATTAAAAGATTCTGAAGACACTTCACAACTTCTAATATCAACTATATTTAGAAATAGATTTAATAATTTAAAGAAATGCCCTTATGTACACGATAAAGAAAAGTAATATATCAGATTTTAATTTTAAAAAAGAAAATTCTAATACGAATAAAGTATTAGATGAAGTTATATTTGCTGATATTAAAAAACTATTATGTAGTAACTTGTTTCCTTATTATCTTACTCCTAATAAATCACCTGTGATATTACAACATATTCTTGTTGAACAAGATCACAATATTAATAGTAATTGTTTTGAACAAATAGGAATACCTATTTTAGATCAAATAAAAAAATATGACAAATCTTTTTTTAAACTTTTAAGAGCTAGAGTTGTTTGTTATCCTAAACAAAATACAGATGAAATATTATTTAATAAGGACTTAAAAGTATTTCATAAAACGGCAATTTTTCCAATTGTAGATACAGATGGTTTTTATGAATTTGAAAATAAGGAACTACCTAATATAG